ATAAACCGGGGAGCATTGGTTGGATGAGATCAATGATTGATCTAGTAAAATGAAAATAGTTGAAGTAGTAGACATAAGATATAGCGCATTTGATAGTCCAGGTAAACAACATACCATAGGAGATGTCTACGGCAAAAAGAATCTAAAGATACCACATGCCAAATACGTAGACAAGACAAACAGACAAAAGAAGTTACTTAAAAAATGAGAGCATTTGAATTCCTAATAGAAAATGAAGTAGTGGGCGGACGCGAGTTCAATCACTTAGAGGATCTAGTATTCCTTCAGCCTGCCGGCGGCGCACTTAAAGCTGTTGATGTTCTTAAGAATGTAGGCGAAGGTGCTAAAGACATTGCTGTTAAATGGGATGGCAATCCTACTGTTTACTGGGGAAGAGACGAGCAAGGTAACTTCAGTCTGATGGGCAAGAACAACTGGGGCAAACCAGAAGGTAGATCAAACTCACCAGAAGAACTAGAACAGTTCATACTAAGCAGAGGTAAGGGCGAAGAATGGCGTCCTAAGTTTGCTAATGACATGGCAGAGCTTTGGCCAGTTTTTGAAAAAGCAACTCCAGACGGTTATGTAGGCTATGTGTTCGGAGACCTACTGTATCATCCAGGCAAACCATACTCTACACAAGACGGTGTAATTACGTTTACACCTAACCAAACATCTTATACTATTAAACCTGACAGTGAAATTGGAGATCGTATTTCCGCAAGCAAGATTGGCGTAGCAGTACATCAAACATTCACACACTTTGGTGATAAAGTAGGAGAGCCTATCAAAGATATCAGTATGTTTGATGGCAACCCAGACTTGTATGTTGTAGGACAAACTTATGTAACACACAGACCCGAAGTAGGTGCTGAGAACTTACAGGCTATTGCCGGCGAAGCGGCCAAGAGTCAACAAGCAATTACTAAGATGTTAGAAAAGCGTCAAGGATTAAGTGATTTTCCAAACATCATTTACACATTTATAAATTCACAAAGCCGAGCAAAGAAATTAAATGATTTAGATCCTAAACACTTCTTTGACTGGTTACCAACAAGTAAAGTATCACAAAATAAACAAGCAAAGATAGCACAAATAAACCAAGACAGCGGCAATACTATGGCTTCAATGTTTTATCTTGTAAGAGAGATTATGAAAGCCAAGGACGAAGTTATTAAAGAACTTGATTCAACCGACGGCGATATTACCACAAACACCAAAGGCGTGCCAGGCGGTGAAGGATACGTTAAACAAGGCGAGAAAGTTAAATTTGTACCAAGAGACCGTTGGACACCGTTCAGATCTGACTAAAATACTGCCCTTACACAGCTTTTTTTTCCAAAATGATAAATACATGTACTAAGAATCATGGGATACTTAGATTATAACCAGCCCTGGAGAGGGGTATATGATTAAGGAGAAAATATCATGGCTAATACATTCGGTTTAGTTTCACCAAACTACCAAAAAATCAAAGTAGGTGCTCAATTAGGAACACCTGAATTAAAGTTCATTGAAGTTGCCGCTGTTCACAGTGCAGCTGCAGTTGACTTTACTAAGAAAACTTTGGCAGCCGCAGGCGCATACACTGACTCACAGTCACTTATGGCACTTGCTGTTAACGCACTACAAGGCACAGCAGAAGTTTACATTGTAGGTACACCTTCAGCTACTGAGTTTGTTGTTGCTATTAATGACAACACAGACAACGACGGCGCAGGTGCCGCTGACTACAGCACAATGGAAGCTGACATCTTAGCTGCAATTGGTGCTGATACTTCAGTAACAATCACAGCACTTACACTTACAGGTGACGACTTAGCATAAGTCTAAACTATGTAATGTGCTTTGGCACAATATTAAAGGGCGGTTCATTATTTGTTCCGCCCTTTTTCTTTCTGTGTAAATAGTAGCACATTATGAAATATACTATCTTTACACAAATAGACATCACAAAGTCAAATCCTCTTAGGGATGATCCTAGCACACTCAAGCAAGGCCAACAGGCTAACTTTAATAGTCTACGTCAAGCTATTGAGCTACGTGCTATTATTGTTGATGATAGCAATCCTAAAGAAATTGAAAGAGATGGCGAGACTTGGTGGCAGTATGATTTTACTACTGACCGAGGAGACGAGTTTCTAGTAAAGAATAATCCTGTAGGATTATTAGTTGACGATATAGATGGTATTCCTTTTATATCTGGACTAAATAGTAGTGTTGGTTTAGAACAGTCAGTGTTCAAAACTAAAGGCAAAAATCCAAACACAACAGCTCAAATAATTGAGTAGTTTGATAAATACATTATCAAAGGCACACTAATAACTTTTTAAAGGCTAACGAACAGTTTACTTTATTAACTTCTCTGAGCGAGAACATTAGGAATTAAGATGCCAAACATCAAAACAACAAAATTAGAAAGAGAAAACCTAGAAGCACACGTTGATCTATGTGCTGAGCGTTATGGTCAATTAGAATCACGTTTAACTAATTTAGAAGCAAAAGTAGAACACATCCATAGCGACATTGTAGACGGACAAAAGAGCTTGTCTAAAGTAATAATTACTACAACAGGAACTGTAATAGCAGGATTGGTATCCGTAGTAGTAGTAATACTAATGAAAATGCCAGGTTAACACCATACAAAATTTAACAGTATTAAATACAAGGGCTATAAAGGCCCTTTTTTAATGACTGATATTCAAAAGAAACTAGATAGAGTAATACGCAATGTACACAAGACTCTTGCGAATCAAGACTTTGTCATACCTCAAAAGACAGACAAGGGTATCCTTATTGGTAAAGTGCTAATGGTAAGCAACGGCGTACACAAAGACTTGTATTACGTAGATACAATGAAGTTGATATACAAAGGTATACATTTGAACAAATGCGCTATTAAAATTGCCAATCTTGTAGCACTTAATAGAGATTCGCATTTATGGAATAAAATTTATAGAGCAGACCAAACATTTGGTTCAGCTTTAGTGGATTATGGTATATTCAAAGATAAGTTTATACTTGCTAAAAAGGCAAAAGACGAGTTTAAGCAGGATTTATATATGGCTAGAATGCTTCATTCTAAGGATAGATATGAAGCCGCGAAGTTTCAAGCCATACGTTTGACGTTATAAGTAATAAATACATTATAACTTACTTGGGTGGAGAGTCATGAAAACAATAGATATTTTTAGAAAAACAGATTCAAAGAGAATCAACGAAACCGTTGAAAAAGTCTTCGGAACTAAGCTGAACATTGAGAGCTACGAGTCCGTAGACTTAGAAGATTTACGCAATAAATTGCGTACACAAATCTTTAACTTTAAACAAGGTGCGAACTTCAATGAAACAGTTGAAAACGAAACCTATACTAAAGCACAATGGATGCTTGATGCTGTCAATGCCGAGCTGTTGACGAGAGAAGAACAAGCACAAGAAGTTCAAGAAGCCAAGTCAGCGCCACCCGCTGTAAAAAAATTAATGGCAGGTAAAACTTATACCTGCGAAGATTGCGGATGTAAAATGCACAACTGTAAATCAGACTGCGATTGCCCACATGACTCTCATGACGAGACGGGCAGTTGGTGGAAAGATGAAAACGGAAACGGCATTCCAGACGTAATGGAATCAAACACTCAAGGAGAAGAAATGGAACCCCAAGTTAATGAAAGCGCAACAGATCAAGCTAGTGCTATTGTTGCCGCTAAGACAATGGTTGATAAAGTAGGCCGTTGGATTGAAGAACTAGCATCAATGGAAAACGATCAGATGCTTGATCTAAGTGATAGTATTAGAGATGAGATGGGCTTAGAAGCAAGTAAGCAATTTGTTTCAACAGTAGCACCTGCTATTGAAAGCGCATTGGATAATCTAAAACAAGCACGTGAAACTCTAGCAAGTGGTGTGAGAACACTAACTGGTGAAGAAAGCCCGACAGACATGTTAGGTGCTGACCCAGAAGGCGAAACACCAGATATGCCAGAGCCAGCAGGCGATGATGAAATGAACATGGATATGGAAGCTGATCCAGAAGCACCAGCTGAAGATGATTTTGCTACAGCAGAACCTGCCGCAGGCGGACCTGAAGAAGCAGGTAGAGCACAACGTGAATCAGTTGACCGTTCTAATTCATTACTAAGATCATTGGCTGGCTAAATGCGTTTATACGAAGTTCAATTTTCAAATGATGAACTTGAACAGATAAGAGAAGAGATCCGTAAGGAGCATCCACATCTTACTGAAGAGCAAATTGACGAAATACTTCCAGCAATCGCAATGGGTGCGGCACGACTGGGTAGCATGGCTGTCAAAGGTGTTGGCGCACTAGCACGTGGTGTTGGTACAGTTGCTAAAGGAATAGGCAAAGGTATTGGTTCAGTTGCTAGGACCGCAGGCGGTATGGCAAAGCAGGCTGGTTCATCTGCTGTAAAGTTTGGTAAAGACCAAATTAACAAACAGGCACAGAAAACTGTTTCAAATAATTTAAGTACAGGCGGAAGAACTAACAGCAGTGATGCTAACAATAATCAAGATCCTACTGCGGCTATTCAACAATTAGCACAAGCCAATAATGAACTACAAGCAGGTCAAGCCGCTAAGGTGGCAGAGATTGAAAAGTCACTAAATGATATGAAAAAGAGTTTAAATTTAAAATGAGAATAACAGAAATAGATCAAGACAATGTCCAAGCACTAGCAGTTATCTTTAAAACTCTTATTGGTCGTTCTAAAAGTAAATCACAACCTGCTAAATTTAATTGGCAAGGCATCAATTCAATCTTACAAAAAACTAGTCAAGAACCAATTGACTACGAAACATTTAATGCTTTGTACAACAGCAGTCAACTTATCCAATCACTTACAAAAGACTACAACAGCGACGGCATCGAACTTAATGTTCCAGGAGCACCTGACAGCAATAGCAAGCAAGCCAAAACAGACGGCGAGAAAGCACAGGATAACGTAAACAAAACTGCCGCTTCGGCTGCCATGAGCAACATTAGTTCTTGACAAATCCTATAAATTAGTATAAACTATAAAGACGCTGTGAATTTACGCACAGTGAATAGGAATCTATATGGACAATTATACACCTCCACCGTTTGTGGAAAAGATCAAATATAAAGAAGCGAAACAGATAAACGACCCTGTTACACGCAAACGTGTTTACTTAACACCGGACGGAGAGAAAACCCCGTCTGTTACTACAATTTTAAGTTCCACAAAAGATATGACTCATTTGCTAGAATGGCGCAAACGAGTTGGCGAAGCAAATGCCAAACGCATTACAACTGAAGCGGCTGGGGTTGGTACAGCAATGCACGCTAATCTAGAACGTTTTGTTGTAGGCGAACAGCGCCAACCAGGTAATAACCCTGTCCATGTTCAAGCGAACAAAATGGCTAGTGTTATTATTGAAAATGCGTTGTGTGATGTTAATGAAATATGGAGTATGGAACAAACACTATACTATCCAGGATTGTATTCAGGTACAACAGATCTTGTAGGTGAATACAAGGGCAAACCTGCTATTATGGATTACAAACAAACTAACAAGCCTAAGAAGCCAGAATGGGTTGGTGATTACTATCTACAACTTATGGCTTATGCTCTAGCACATAATGAAGTATACGGCACAGAAATACGTGAAGGACATGTGTTTATGTGTAGTCGCGATCTAACTTATCAGCAGTTTAGTATTACACCGGACACTTGGAACAAATATGAAGACGAGTGGCTGGTAAAGCTCGAAGAGTACTACAAGTTATAGCATTGCTTCAGATAAATAACTTTATACTAATCAGGAGTAATTAAATGGCTGTAGTCCAAATCTCTAAAATTCAGGTCCGTAGGGGCCGCAAACAAGGTGAAGCTGGTGTACCACAACTTTCAAGTGGAGAACTAGCATGGGCAGTTGACAGCCAAGAACTTTATATTGGTAACGGAAGCGTACAAGAAGGTTCTCCAGGAGTAGGTAACAGTAAAGTATTAACTGAACATGACAATCTTCTTAACTTAATTGAAAGTTATAAGTTTGCTAGAGATGATGCTAGTATCAATAAATCAGTTTTTAGAACACTACAATCAAAGTTAGATGACAGAGTTAATGTTAAAGACTTTGGCGCTATAGGTGACGGAGTTGCCGACGATACAGTAGCATTTCAAAATGCTGTTGATCAACTGTTCCGTAATACAGATACAGAATTCCGTAAGCAGTTGTTTATTCCAACAGGACATTACCTAATTGCTAACGACCTTACTATTCCTAGTTTTGCGTTACTTGAAGGCGAATCACAAGTTGGTGCTGTTATTATTGTAAACGACTCAAGCATCACAGTTACATCAAGTCAAGGTACTGCTCCTGCTAATTGGACTTCGTTAGACAGACCACAAAACATTATTATTGATAGATTAACATTTAGATTTACAACAGGTCATTTTAATATCAGTGGACTTAAAGATAGTAAATTTGATAGAGTATCATTTGAAGGTAACTTACCAACAATACAAGATGTAGCGAGTGCGCCAGTAACTGATGCTATGGTGTTCATGAGCAACACGAACAATACCGGAACTGTTATCAACGGGCTTGAATTTGTAGACTGTAAATTTTCTAATTCATACAGAGCATTTAACTTTACACAAACTGATGCGTTGAGCTGTGGACTTACTATTAATGACTGCGAGTTTCATAATCTATTTTACAGCATTGAAATCAATGGTGTAGCAAGTCAAACATGTAATTGGGATATTAACCATAATAAGTTTAACGAAGTAATTGGGTCTGTATTACAAGCAGACTACGGAAGTGGTTTTAAATTTGCGCACAACAATATTACTAAATGTGGTAACCTAACCAACGATAGTGATAATCCTGAGAGAACTATTATTGTATTTGGAGAACACGGCAATAACACTGTGATAGAAAACAGTGTTGATAGACAAGTAGACGCATATTCAAATGTGCTTACAGGAGATGAAAGAGTACATTATCCTGAAGTTCTTAATGCTTCAAGGGTAACATCAAGTAATCAGATCAAGCAAGATTTGTTTGTTCAATTTTCAGCCTCACCTCTTGCTATGTTTTCATCATTGAACAGAAGAACTACACTTGATTATATTGTAGACTTTCAAAACGGAAGTTCACGACAAGGACAAATTACTATTACACTTGGTGATACACTAACAACACCTACTATCACTGACAAATATTCAACAACTAACAATGGCGATGCTAACGTAACTTCGTTAGTATTCTCAGTTAGATTAGTAGACAGGAGCGACTCTACAGCAGGAAGTGAAACTATGGTATTAGATTACAAAAACCCTGACGCTGGCGTTAATCCTGATACTATATCTTACTTTGTTAGTTACGGTGTTTAATCTAAGAACCGAAGATAGACTTAAAGCCTGGAGAGAATTCAGAGATACTATTGAATGCTCTGAAAATCCTTTCCAAGACGTTGCTCAATTCTGGGCGAAAGCACCATACAACTCTAGAGTGTTAGATCCTTACTACGTAGATAGTTGGCCTGACCCATGGAAATTGGTAATCAACAACCACTATGATCTTCTTGCTATTTCACTAGGAATGTGTTATACTTTTACTTTAACTGCTCGTTTTAAGGAGACACATTGCGAACTATATACATCAGTAACAGCAGAAAAAGATCCTGCTTACATGTGTGTTATAGACGACAAGCACATACTAGGACTAAATCACGGAGCAGTAACAACAAAGAATAAACTACCACAGAATGCTATTTTACTGTGGGATACTAACAACCAGAAGTAGATAATTATTTTAAAAATAATTTAAATACTCAACTGATAGAGATTAAAAAGAAAGAGGGATATATGACAACCACAAAAGACATTCTCATCACTAAACGTGATGGTGAGAAAGAAACACTAAACCTTGATAAGATTCACTTTGTTGTAGAAGAAGCATGTAAAGATTTAGCAGGAGTTAGTGCTTCGCAAATTGAAATGAATGCTGACTTACAATTTTATGATGGAATGAGTACTGACGAAATTCAAAATATTTTGATTCGTTCTGCTAATGATCTTATTTCGTTAGAAGCACCCAATTATCAATATGCCGCGGCACGTTTATTGTTGTACGGACTTCATAAAAAAGTTTACGGCGAATACACTCATTTTTCCCTTACTGATATCATTGACATGAATATCAAACGTGGTGTGTACGACTCTTCTATCAGACAAAAATACAATGACACTGAACTTAAAAAACTTAACACTTACATCAAGCACGAGCGAAATGAAGAATTTACATATGCCGGCTTGCGCCAAGTAGTTGACAAATACCTTTGTCAAGATAGAAGCTCTGGTGCTATGTTTGAAACACCGCAATTTATGTATATGATGATTGCCGCTACGTTGTTTGCTGAATATCCCCAGGAGACACGTTTAAACTACGTGAAAAAATATTATGACGCGACTTCACTTTTTAAAATCAACATCCCAACCCCTGTCATGGCAGGAGTGCGTACTCCTATTCGTCAGTTTGCCAGTTGTGTTCTTGTTGATGTGGATGATACTCTTCCTAGTATCTTTAGCAGTAATAGCGCGATCGGTTACTACATTGCTCAAAGGGCAGGAATTGGTATCAACTCGGGACGAGTACGAGCAATTAATTCAAAAATCAGAGGCGGAGAAGTAGCACACACAGGTGTGATTCCGTTCCTCAAAGTATACGAAAGTACAGTACGCAGTTGTACACAAAATGGTGTACGTGGTGGAAGTGCTACTACGCATTTCCCTTTATGGCATTATGAAATCGAAGACGTCCTTGTACTAAAGAACAACAAAGGTACAGAGGACAATAGAGTACGTAAGTTAGATTATTCAATACAACTTAATAAAACAATGTACGAAAGGCTTTTATCTGGTGGCGACATAACTCTTTTCTCGCCACACGATGTACCAGGCTTGTATGAAGCATTTTACGCAGACCAAGAAAGATTTAAAGAGCTATACGAACAGTACGAACGCAAAACAAGCATTCGTAAAAAGAAAATTAATGCTCAACAGTTATTCACAGCACTGTTAAAAGAACGTGCTGAAACAGGACGTATCTATATTATGAATGTAGATCACTGTAACACTCACAGTTCATTTAAAGATCCAATCTTTATGAGTAACTTGTGTCAAGAAATTACATTACCAACTAAGCCTATTCAACACATTGATGATGAGAATGGTGAGATTGCGCTGTGTATTCTTTCAGCAATTAATATTGGTGGACTTACACTTAATAAAGAAAATGATGAACTTGAAGATCTATGTGACCTAGCAGTAAGAGCATTAGAAGAAATTATTGACTATCAAGGTTATCCAGTTAAAGCGGCAGAGGTTAGTACAAAAGCAAGGCGCTCACTAGGTATAGGTTATATTGGATTAGCACACTATCTAGCAAAACACAAAGCCAAGTACAGTGACAAAGAAGCCTGGAGATTAGTACACGACTTAACTGAAAGTTTTCAATACTATCTGCTTAAAGCAAGTAACACACTTGCTCAAGAGCGTGGCGCTTGTACAGCATTTGACCGCACTAAATATAGCGACGGCATCCTTCCTATTGATACATACAAGGAAGAAGTAGATAACATTGTTGGTAAAAAATTAAATCATGATTGGAAAACTTTACGAAACGATATTAAGAAGCACGGACTACGGCACAGCACTTTGTCCGCACAGATGCCATCAGAAAGCAGTTCCGTTGTGTCAAACGCAACCAACGGTATTGAACCACCTAGAGGATACTTGTCCGTTAAGAAGTCAAAGAAAGGGCCTCTTAAACAGATTGTTCCGGGCTATCAACAACTAAAGAACTTTTACACACTCTTATGGGATATGCCAAACAATGAAGGTTACATTAATATTGTAGCAGTAATGCAAAAGTTCTTTGATCAAGCCATTAGTGGCAACTGGAGTTATAATCCAACCCAGTTTGAGAACAATGAAGTTCCGATGAGTGTTATGATGAAGGACATGCTAACAACCTACAAGATGGGTTGGAAAACTAGTTACTACCAAAACACATATGACTTCAAAGGTCAAGAAGATGATTTGGAAGCTAAAGAACTTGACAAAGAACCAAATGATGTTATAGTTAACGGTATGAATGGACATTCGGAACCAACAAATACACAAGATGACGAGTATTGCGATGCTTGTGCTATCTAAACCTATATGAGCAAGAGAGAGAGAAAAAATAAAATGAGTAAGACAGTATTCAACCGAGACAAGGTAGATTTCACCAAAGAGTACATGTTTTTTGGAGCGGACCAAAACACACAACGATACGATGTATTCAAATATCCAGAGTACGACAAACTTAATCAAACAATGTTAAGTTACTTTTGGCGACCTGAAGAAGTAAGTTTACAAAAGGACAGAGGCGACTATGCTGATTTCCGTCCAGAACAAAAGCATATTTTTACAAGCAATTTAAAATATCAAACACTACTTGATAGTGTACAAGGACGTGGTCCATGTCTTGCTTTTTTACCTCATTGTTCTAATCCAGAATTAGAAAGTTGTATTGTGGCTTGGGACTTCTTTGAAACTATTCACTCACGTTCATATACACATATTGTAAAAAATGTTTATCCTGATCCAGCAGAAGTATTTGATACAATCTTAGATGATGAAAAGATTATTGAACGTGCTGAGTCAGTTACAAAAGAATATGATAAATTTAATGAGATTGCCGACAACTACTTCCACAAAGGTAAAGGCAACATCTATGATGTTAAGAAAGCATTGTATAAAGCAATGATGACTGTGAACATTTTAGAAGGTTTACGTTTTTATGTTTCATTCGCTTGTACGTTTGCCTTTGGTGAACTTAAACTTATGGAAGGGTCTGCTAAGATCATTTCACTCATCGCACGTGATGAAGCAACACATCTTAACCTAAGTACACACATTCTCAAGCATTGGATGAAAGGTGACGACGATCCGGACTTTGTTAAGATTGCTAAAGAGTGTGAAGAAGACATGTATCAGATGTGGCGTGACTGTGTTGATGAAGAAAAACGTTGGGCCGACTACTTATTCAAAGATGGTTCTATGATTGGGTTGAACACAAACCTACTTCATGCGTATGTTGAGTTTATTGCTAACAAGCGTTTGAAAGCACTAGGTATGAAAACAATATTTGACCGTCCACTAAACACTAACCCACTTCCTTGGACACAACACTGGTTAAGCAGTGCTGGACTTCAAGTTGCTCCACAAGAAACAGAAGTTGAATCTTATTTGATCGGCGGAGTGAAACAAGATATCTCCGAGGATACATTTAAAGGATTTACTTTATGATCGAAATATACGGCAAGCCACAATGTCCATATTGTGTAAAAGCAAAGATGGAATGTGAAAAAAGACAATTGAAATTTGAATACAAACAACTAGGTACAGATTTTGATCGTGACTTTATCATGGAGATGTTTCCAGGAGCAAGAACATTCCCTCAAATTAAAGTACGTGGCCAAAGTGTTGGTGGCTATGATCAATTTGTAGAATACTTAGACAATACTAATTACAACGGAACAGGACACTCACTATAATGCTAATAACAACACCATATAAGAATGGCGATATTGTTTCACTTAAAGTAACCAGCGGTGAAGAAATACTTGCTAAACTTGTAGAAGAAAAAGACGATGTAATTATTGTTACTAAACCTTTTGCTCTAGTGCCAGGACAAAGCGGAGGACTAGGTATGATGCCTTGGATCCTTTCTATTGAACCTGGACAAAACATATCAATAAATAAGAATACTATAATGCTGTTACACAAGACTGAAGAAGGTATTGGAAAGCAGTATATTGAGCAAACTACAGGTTTGACAATGATTACAAAGTAAGGAGTTTTTAAATGGCAGTAGCAACAGGCCAATCGCAAGGCTTTTCGGGTACTATTGAATCCGCAATTTATACCTCTCAGTTAGAGGCGATAGTTACACAGTTAACAGCAATCAATCAAAATTTAACTGATTTTAATTTATCAAATGATGCACAGAACACGGCGTTCAATACAGCTTTTGCCGCCGCCTTTCAAACAGGTTCCCATCTAAACTTAGGTACTATTTCAAATGTAATTAATGCTCTACTTACAGAGCAACAAGTTGGACGCTCGCAAATAGCAAGAGTAGCTAACGGTGTTGTTGCTGTAGGAGCGGCCTTAGTAGAAGGTAATGACAATGTTGGCGGTAAAATTGCTAGTGGACTAGCGCAACTCAATGCAAGCCAAGCGGTACAAATTGCCCAAAACTCAAAGAAAACAGCATTTGAACAAGCGGCAACACAAGCGGCTCTTGAACGATCTAATTTACCACCAGTTATTGTACCACAACCAGATGTTCAAAACACTATCGAAAGTGCTGTAAATGACGCTACGATTGTAAGTGCGCAAACAAAAGCAACTGGGTTTGTTACAACACAAATTGATGAGGCTATTGGATTTGGTACTGACGTAGTTACTAATCAACTTGGCAAACTTGATTTTGTCCAGGCGGCCTCTTTAAAATGGAGTAATATTTCAGCATCGCTTACTGGTGACACTCCGGCGATTGATAAGACACAGGCTGATACAAATGCGGCTTCCGCAGATGGAAAAAGTACACCACTCGGCAACACGCCAACAATATCGGTATAATATGATAAGAGCCTGTCCATACTGGCTGTATGATAAACAACCTCTAGTTGAACTTGCTGATCAAATACTCAAAGCAAATTTACAAGTTAGCACAGCCGAAACTGACACACAAGATAGTGTTAACGCTAGAGCAAGCAGTGTAAACTTTATAACCGCACAAGATGATCTAGGTAAAGAAATTTTTAACAAAGTATGGGGATTTGTTACAGATGCTAACATACAAGCAGATTGGAATTTCAACATCTCAACCTGTGAACCATTCCAATACACACAATACAAAGACCAGCAACGATACGATTGGCACGTAGACAACGCTTTCAATCAAGATGATACACGTAAATTAAGTTTTACTATTTTATTAAGTGATGATCACACAGGCGGCGACTTTCAGTTCGAATTAGGCAGTCCAGGTGACGCTGATAGAATAACTACTATTAGCATGAACAAAGGCGACCTTGTTGTATTTCCAAGTTACACTTGGCACAGGGTTACACCAGTTAAAGACGGAACAAGGAATAGTTTAGTTGGCTGGTGTAGAGGACCTAATTTTGTATAGGAGTATGATATGGCAAAGCATTTAGCAGTAATAAACGAAGACGTAGCAGACGCAGTTCTAGTTGCTAGTCCAAATACTTCTGTAAGAGCAAACTTTAATGATGTAGCAACAGTAGGTACTGTTACTGCCAAAGGCAGTGTAGTAATTACAGGAAGTCAAAGTATCAATGTAGAAGGCAGGCGATTAGCAAGAACAACTGATATAACAAATACTGGAGCGGCAATTCAAACAGGGTCCAATAGTCAAACAATATGCGCAGGAGACTAAATTGGACACAATCAAAAAACATTTATATAAAGCACTAGGCTTTATATGCGTAGGACTAGCCTACATTGGGTTTGTAACACCAGGCATTCCTTTCTCAATATTTTTAGTGATAGCGGCATGGGCGTTCGCAAAGAGTTCACCAAAGATGGAAGCATGGTTGTACAACCATCCATGGTTTGGACCTTTCTTAACCAATTGGGTAAAGAAAAGAGTGTTCCCAACAAAAGGAAAGTATGCTATGATTCTAGTAATGGCATCAACACTTGCCTTTACATTTTACGCAACAGGTAATCTCAAAGCAGTAGCATGGAGCGGAGGCTTTATGGCATTGGTTGCTATATGGGCTTGGAGATATCCAGGATCACTAGAAGAACATCAAAGACGAATCAAGGAAGGAAAAAGAGTAGCGTGGCTGAAATAGATCACACAGT